CTAATACTTCTAAAATTTGGATCTGTTGGAAATTGTCCTGCCATTATACGACTCCCATTTTGCCTTGATTGTTCATGGCATTATTTATAATTGATGTTATTAAACCTTTTCTTGATGCTAGTAATTGGTCAAATCCAGCAGCATCTACTGTTGATATATTAAAGTTGACTGTAGGTGATGATTGCATTGACTGACCTTTTGTATGATCTATAACAGTTTCATTTGGATGTAATATGGCAGGAAATCCTCCTCTTCCATCTATACCACCTGTTCTTGCGCCCATACCAGTAAAACCACCACCTTCATATATTTTATCACCTATAGTGGTTGTGTCTAATATTGGATGCAAGTCAGGTATAGACTGTGTCAAAGCTGCTGCTTGTTGTGTCGATCCTCCAGCCATGAAAGAATCTATGCTTGCAGTTATGCCAGCAACTAATTTTTGCACAACATATACTTGCAATAATTCTCTTATTACAGCCTGAGTTACACTCATTGCTAATGTTTTAAATTCTAAGAATTTTTTACTTGTTATATCAAAAAAATCAAGATAAGCATTTGTTAATTTGCCCTCAATAGTTTCTCCAAAAGTTTTTGTAATAACAATAGAATTTTTTGTTTCTTCTTGTACTTTTTTTAATGCTTCTAAATAAGCATCAGTTCCATCTAAACTTGTGTCACTTAAATTTTTTCTTACTTCTATAAGTAGTTTGGTTTCTTCAATCTGTGCTTGTATTCTATCTAATTCCTCTTGACCACCCATTTTTTGCAAAATGCAAACCCTTTTCCCTTTGCTCAAGTAATGTTTTTTCAAATTTTTCCAACTTAGCTAAATGCTCGGTTAAGCCTTCAACTGTTCCAGCGTAACCTTTTGTCTTCTTATCAAGTATCATAAGAGCGGATGTTAATCCAGCTATAGCAGTGGCTACTGCCATAATTGGATTAGCTAAAAGTGCTATTCTTAATAAATTTAAAGAAGTTATTAATTTTGGTATAGCTGCTCCTGCTAATAACATTATTGCTGGCATTAATATTTCTTTTATATTTTTTGCAAAAAATTCAGCAGCATCGGCAATAATCCCAAAAGCATTAGTACTTTTTTGTATATCTCCAATCATAAACTGAAAACTGTTTCTTATAGAAACTCCAGCTTGGCCTAAAGTCATAGGCATTTCTGCTATTTTTGCATTAGTTTCCTTTACTCCAGCAATCATTATTGGTAATACTTTTTCAGCAGTCAAACCACCAGCATGACCAAACTCTCTAAGCTCACCAACTGTCATGTTAAGACCTTTAGCCAACATCTTAGTTAAGATCACGTTGTTTTCCATTACAGAACGTAATTCGTCACCTCTTAAAGCTCCTGAAGCTAAACCCTGTGCTAACTGTCTAGCAGAGTTATTTGCCTCTTGAGTATGGGAACCAGCAATAATAAAGGTATTTGCTACCATTTGTGTAGCATCAGACAATTGCTCCTGTGTAGTTCCTAGATGTTCTGTAGCTAAAGCAAGCCTTGTATATAACATGGCAACAGAATCAAAATCTGATCTTGACTCCATAGCTATTCTTTTCATGCTATCCATAGCTGTTGCTGTAGCGGTAGCACTACCAGTCAAGGCGTTCATTCTATTTTCTACACCAATCATTACATTGGCTGCTTGAACTATCTCTCTAGTACCAAAAGCAGCAGCAATAGTAGCCCCAAGTCTAGCAACTTGATTTTGAACACTACTAATATCGCCTTTGAATTTCTTTAAAGCAGCACCTGATTTGTTATTTGCTAACAAATCTATTTGATACTTCATGCTTTTACCTAGAGCCATTTTGTTCTTCCTTTATCTCAAGATAAGCTAACCATCCTTGAAATTCCTCAACTGTTATCTCTTCAATTTCAGCTAAAGTTTTATTAAGTTTTTCAGCTAGTGCATATTTTATGTATAGCTGCTTATCTTCAATTACTTTTTTTTAACTTGTTCCTGTGAAATATTGTTCATCATTTCACTTGAAACTCTAATTAATACATCTCTATCAACCCTCTCCAATAAGGTTTTCTTATCAGCGATAGTAAATAACTTTTCTCCAGCCTCATCTAATGCTTTATAAATTAAAACATAAGCCAAAAGCTGCACCTCATCATCTTGGGCTAGTTTCATAAATTTAGAAGTCTCTGAAAGAGTGATTGGTCTGCAATAAATCTTTAACGGACTATCTTCATCCTCACCCCATTCAGGGACTTCTATAATTTTAGTTTCTATGCTATCAAAATGCTTCTTTGCGTTATCTATAACTGACATTTTCTTATACTGTTGTTGATGTTAATGCACCAGTACCTTGTACTGAAACACTGGCTTCAACTAGACCATCAAACGATGCACTTCTTGTTACACCAGTAACAATAGCTGTACCAGTATAATAAGTATCACCACTTTCCGCACCTTCTGGATATACATTTAAAGTTACTTCTGAGCCTATGCTTAAAGCATTTTGTGCTGTATCAGTCTCATCCCAAAATACATCTACACTTCCTGAGAAAGAAGTTAATGATGATTTATACGTTCTAGCAGAATCACCCATTGAAGTATCTTCTAAAGTATCAGCAGATTCCTCTAATGAATAAGACCTAATTTCAGCTACAGCATCAGAACCGACTTTAACAGTTCCTTCACTTCCTTTATGTGTTGCCATTTTCTACCTCGTCTTTCGACTTTTTCTTAGAAGAAGATTTAATTTTCTCTTGCGAGTGGACTGCTTCCTCTTTCCAACCCATATTCTTTAATGACTCAACTTTAGAAGGATGAGCTATTATTGAATTTTTACCATTTGGACTAATCATTTTCATAATTTGCCTCCGTTAAACCGCTACATCAGGATTGGTTTCCTGCACATAGTAGTTAGTTAAAAAACTAAGGGTAACATAACCAACTGGCTGCTCCCCATCACCTGTAAATTCTATGTCTGTTGATTCAATATACACGTCTTTAGCTAAACCACCAAGAGTTCTATCTGCTGCTATAGCTTCTTCAACTTCTTTACTAATTGTATCAATTGTATCATCAAAATTGCTAGTAGCTTTACAATAACCTTCTACCACAACTGACAACTCTCTACTCATAAGACGATTAGTCCAATAACTATTGGCTCAGACGTTTCATTTTTTGTATATATGACTAAAGATGGCAAGGTATTATCTTGTAATGTGTAAACTCTGGACTCATAAACATTTGATCCGGTAGTGGTTAGACCAGTCAATGTAGTTCCAAAATATTCTCTTATTTGCTGTCTAACATGATTTGCCATTATTGAACCTCAAGAAGCAATGAAGTCATGCCTAAATTGTCATGCTCAAAATTTATTACTTTATAATTTGTTGCTGCTTTTATAGTTGTTCCGTCTAGGTTTTTGACGGCTGGAGCAGCTATTGTATCGCCGAAAGCGATGCTTGGTATATCAGTAGTCTTAACTTGTGCTACTGGATTATATCCTTGAACTGGTAGGCCTGCTGTATCAATATCAACATATTCCTGATCTAAAATTACGTTTATAGAGATGGATGTACCACCCGTGGGTGTGTATGTGACTTGTATACCATGGCCATAGGTGGCATCCAAATAGCCGTTAAAGTCTCTATCAAACTCCATTGGCATGATTACTTCTTAGCTCTTTTTTTTGTAGGTTTCGTATCAGATTTCTTTAATCCAACACTTCTATCTACTTTTTTTGCTTTTGGTTTTTCTTTATATAACTCTGCTTTTTTATTAGCTACGAGATCATAGCCTTCAGCATTATTGAGTTCAACTACATCGCCAACATAAACCCTTTGTTTGTTAGCAACTGTATCTCTTAAAATTAAATATTTATTCATAGTAGAAACGGCAGAGCTATTAACTCCGCCGTTTTTAGTGGTTAATACCATTAGTATTATCCGTCGTTACCTAAACAGAATGATACTGCATTTCTTACAGCAACATCTATCATTTGGATACCAACAACTCTAACTGTTCCAGAAGAAGAGTTAGTGTATGGGTCTACAATGATGTCTAATCCACCAAAGAATCCAACTAATAGGTCTGAGAAGTTACCGAAGTAATGGTCACCTGAAGTNGGTTGGTTAGAAACAACAACACCATAGTTGTTAACTCTACCATCTCTATCTACAACAAACTGAGCTGTGCCTGAGGCTTTCTCAGTTGTTTTTAGTGAACCATAATCATCAGCTCTCATAATGTATGAAAGATTGCCGATTAATGCNTTATCAACAGCTACTTGGCTTTCCATATTTACTGTTTCAGCCCATGTAGGGTTAGCACCAGCAAAAGTTACAGTATTAATACCTGCAGTNTTTTTAATACCTGTAGGATTACCTGAAGTACCTGAACCTTCTAAAGCACCAGCATCAATAGCTAAAGCCATGCTTTGTGCGATATCGTTTCTGATAAGATTCTCAACATCTAAAGAACTCTGGGTTAAAAGCTGTCTAGTGACATCTGTAAAACAACCTAAAGTCTTAGGGGAAATTGTTACGCTTCCGATAGTCATTTCTGACTCAGCAACAGCAGTACCTTCGCTTGATACGAAAGCAGCAGTTGATGTACCAGTTTTCTTAGGAATTTTTACATCGCCTTGTAATCCTCTTAATAATGTAGCGCCTGCTGACATTACTGAAGAAGAGTTAGTTAAAGCGTCAATAAAATCTCCACCTCTGAAGTCTTGACCAACTATTCCAGCGTCATCGGATGTATTCAAATCTCTTTGATTCCATTCTCTTAACACTTCAGGTGGTAACATAAGACCTTGTGAGTTTCTACCATATGCTTCTGCAGCAGCAGCTGAACATTCAAATTCGAATTCAGCAGCTTTTTGTGCAGCTCTATCAGAAGGATTAGCTAAGGCATTAATACCTTTTACTAGGCTAAATCTCTTCATTTCTTTTTTGCTTAGTCCAATGTCTTTTGGAGTTTCTAGGGGCTTACTTGCGATTGTTTCAAGTAATTCACCTCTAAACTCTTCAATTGTTTTGTGTTCAGCGATTGCTCTTGCAGCTAAGTCTTTTTGATTATGTCTTTCAGCTAACTTATAAATCTCTTGCGAGTTTCTTTTTAATTCAGCTTTGACTTCTTCAGCAGATTTAGCTTTAACTTCGTCTAAATTGACTTCGTTATCCATTTTTATCTCCTTAAAAGATTGAGAACGTCCAACACCAACTAGTCTGCTTTGATCTGCTGGAACACTAACAGAAGATACTTCCATTGGTGACCAAGCTGCTCTATATGCAACCTCTTTAGAGTCTTTTATTCTCATTAGTTTATTTACTCGATATCCGACTGAAATATTCATACGGATACCATCCTTCACATCTTCAAACACTTCGGAGGCTAGACGACTTTTACCAAATCGTACTACTGCAATGGTTCTTTTAGCAGTCTCATCAAGTCTGAAATCTTCAATTACACCTATTTGCTTAGTCATATCATGATCTAAAAGCAACGGCGCACGGCCAGAATTAATAAACTCCATGTTTACGTCTTCCGCCTTATGACTTAGTATTTCCAAACCAAAGGATCGCTCCACTGGTTCTTCTGAAGATACGCCTATGCGTACAGTTCTTGTATCTTCATCTATAAATTTTGCTCTTGAAAGGTCAATGTTTCTGTATCTAATAGGCATATCAACAACCTTTCTTTCTTCTTCAGGTTCATCGTAGCTTTCTTCTTCTACAACATCCTCTATTTCTTCAGACACTTCTTCAACTTCTTCTTCTGCTTCATGTTTTGCATATTCAACAACAACACTTTCATCAGTTTCAGTTACATTTAAAATATGTCTATCTTCTTTATTTTCCATGCTTTTTTCCTCTTTCATTTGTTCTACCAGTCTTCTTGACCAGCTATATCCAGCATCTCCGCCCCACAACGCCCATGCTATACGACCGTTTGAAGGATATCCCTCTTCACTTGGTCTAAATCCTTCAGCCTTTTTATCAACCTCATGCCTACTAAAAAAACTAAACATTCTTTTAATAGTTTCATCAGATAGATTTTCGTTATTTAAGATTTGGTTTGCTCTTTCAGCTCCAATTCTTGTTCCTCCTCTACCAAATTCTTTACGCCAGTCTAAACCTTTTTTAGCTTCAGACTTCATACCATCATTAGGCTTAGCCATCGTTATCGTCTCCGCCTTGTATGTTAGCCTCTACTGGTAGTTTAGCACCAAAAGGCTGATATGCTATTTCAATTCCGTATTGTTTTGCTAATTCTATCTCTTTTTG